ATTTAAGTATTATTCAACTCGCTAGATTAAAAGGCATTACGATTGAACAACAATATAATTTAAAAGAACATTCTCAAGAGGTTTCAGTCGAAGATTTAAAAGATTTAAGTAGTGAATTAGAAAGTTATAAAAAAGCCCACGGGCTGATTGATTTCAATGATATGATTTCTGATTTTATAAAATCAGATGCCTCCCCTAAATTTGATGTTGTATTTATAGATGAAGCTCAAGATCTATCTCGCTTGCAATGGAATATGGCAAAATCTATTTGGGATAAAACTGAGGACAATTATATTGCAGGAGATGATGACCAAGCTATTTTTAGATGGGCGGGAGCGGATGTAGATAGTTTTATTGCTCAAACAGGAAAAATATTAAACCTCACACAATCCTATCGAGTGCCAGGAGTCGTGCATGATCTAGCTATGGGAATTGTTAAAAGAATTTCCAAAAGACTCCATAAAGAATGGGCACCTAGAAGTAAGAGTGGATTACTCTCTTATTATCATGAATTTAAAGATGTAGATATGAGTAGTGGAAAATGGTTTGTGTTGGCAAGAACTCGTCACATGTTAAACGAAGTAGAAAATGTTTTGTATTCTAAGGGACTATACTATCATAATAAATTTAAGAAAGGTTATGAAAAAGATTTATATGAAGCGGTGATTGATTGGGAAAAATGGCGTAAAAACAATGACTTAGACCATGAAAAAATAAAAAGAATTGCATCTCATATGTCTCCCAACCATTATCAAAAAGAAAATCTTCAGTATCTCGATAAAGATAAATCTTACAACATGACAGAAGCTTATAACAGTCAAGGATTAAAAACTAAAGCGGTTTGGTATGAAGCTTTTGATTCCGCCCCACAAGACCAAATTTTATATATTAAAAAGATGAGGGCCAACGGTGAACAACTTAACAAAGAACCGCGTATTTTATTATCAACGATTCATGGTGTCAAGGGGGGAGAATGTTCAAACGTAGTTCTTCTTACCGATTTAAGTAGGAATACTCAAAAAAGTATGGATCGTTTTCCTGATGACGAGAATCGATTATTTTATGTAGGTGCGACACGAACTAAAGATCACTTACATATCGTCAGACCCAAAGATATTTATAAATCATTTAGAATATGAGTGTTTATAATTTTTTTTATTGGGGACCACTCCTTTTTAAAATAAAAGTGTCACCCCAAGATTTAAAAAAATGTGTTAACCTTTGTAGTAAGAAATCCAGTCAAGTTAATGATAGACTCGCAGGAGTTATTAAACACGAACACTACATTAGTTCTAATGCATATTCTAAAATCCTAAATCCTTATCTAAGTTCTTTCCAACATGGGTATAATCAATGGTACGGAAAGCCTTTAACCAAAAAGTTAACGATGACCACATCCTGGGTTAATTTTATGAGAGCAGGGGAATTTAATCCTCCTCACACCCACAACAACTGTGATTTTTCCACTGTTTTATTTATCAAAATTTCTGAAGAACTAAAAGAAGAACATAAAGCTTTTACAGGAAGAGGAGGAGGACCAGGTTCAGTTTCTTTTAGTTACGGAGAGTCTCAACCTCACTCTATTTCCCTTAGATCTTTCTTTCCCGAAGAAGGAGACCTTTTTATATTTCCAGCAACCCTTACTCATTTCGTCGCTCCTTTTTTATCCAAAGGAGAGAGAATATCTATGAGTGCAAATTTTAGGTTAGAATAATGAGTGTTTATAAAAAACAAATTGGAGGATCTCACTATAAAGATATGAAGATCCAACCTAGTAAATTTATCAATGATAATAAATTGCTTTTTGCAGAAGGAAATGCTATTAAATATATCTGCAGGCACGCGCATAAAGGAGAAGTACAAGATTTGGAAAAAGCAAAACATTACATTGATATGATTATTGAGAGGGATTATTCCTAATGCAAATGCCTCTCTTCAAGCCACAAACAGAGTGGCTCCCACCAGAAGAATTTCCTGATTTAACTCAAGCTTGTGAAATAGCAATCGACTTAGAAACTAAAGATCCAAATTTAAATATACGAATGGGATCAGGTTCGGTTGTTGGAGTGGGTGAAGTCGTAGGAGTCTCAGTAGCAACGGAAGATTTTTGTGCTTATTATCCTTTTGCTCATGAAGGCGGAGGAAACATGGATCGCAAGATGATCATCAAATGGCTTACCGCTGTTTTAAAAACACCTTCAGATAAAATTTTTCATAATGCAATGTATGACGTCTGTTGGCTAAGAGCCATGGGTTTAAAAATTAATGGAAGAATTATAGATACCATGATAGCCGCAGCTTTATGTGATGAGAATCGATTACGTTATGATTTAAATGGCTGTGGACGAGATTATGTAGGTAAGGGTAAAGATGAATCTGCATTATACGAAGCAGCAAAATCATGGGGAGTCGATCCGAAAGCTGAAATGTATAAACTTCCAGCAATGTACGTTGGGGCTTACGCAGAACGTGACGCCCAACTCACACTGGAGTTGTGGCAGGAATTAAAAAAAGAAATTATTCACCAAGACATCCAATCTATATTCAAAATGGAAATGGAATTATTTCCCTGTCTTGTGGATATGCGCTTTCTTGGTGTACGTGTAAATCAGGAACAAGCCGCGAAAGAAAAGGAAACGTTAGTCGAACAAGAGAAAAAAATGTTGGGTGAAGTGTTAGTAAGTACGGGGATAGATGTTCAGATCTGGGCTGCACGCTCCATTGCTAAAGTGTTTGATAAATTAGGTTTACCTTATGAGCGCACAATTAAAACTCAAGCCCCTTCTTTTACTAAAAATTTTTTAGCACATCACCCACACAATGTCGTGAAGTGTATTGCCAAGGCTCGAGAAATTAATAAAGCTCATACAACTTTTATAGATACCATCCTCAAACATAGTCAAAAAGGTAGGATTCATGCGGAAATTAACCAACTTCGATCTGAAGGTGGAGGAACCGTGACGGGAAGATTCAGTATGAATAATCCAAACTTACAGCAGGTTCCTGCAAGGAACAAGGAACTTGGACCACGGATCAGATCATTATTTATTCCTGAAGAAAAATGTACATGGGGATGTTTTGATTATAATCAACAGGAACCAAGACTCGTCGTGCATTATGCCTCATTACAAAATTTATATGGCGTGGATGAAGTGGTTGAGTCCTATAAAAATGATGATGCAGATTTTCATAAGATTGTTGCTGACATGGCTGACATTCCTAGGAAACAAGCCAAGACTATTAACTTAGGATTATTTTATGGAATGGGTAAAAATAAATTACAAGCAGAACTGGGAGTGAGTAAACTTCAAGCTGAAGATTTATTTAGAACGTATCATGATCGAGTTCCTTTTGTAAAACAATTAATGGATGCAACAATGAAACGTGCTCAAGATTCAGGAAAGATTAGAACACTACTTGG